CTGGAGGACGTTCTCTAATGTTTACCAACCGAGTCAGACAGGCCATTGCGGCCACCCTTCAAGGCCTGCCGTTGTCCGCGACCGTCGAAGAGTTCACCCCGCCGAAGATCGAATTCGACATGGAATCCATGTCCGGTGGGCGTTTCATTGCCGAAGAAATGGCCAAGAGCGGCAAGGTGCTCAACGCCAAGCTGGTGCTGCAAGGCGCCGGTCCGGAAATCATGTTGGCCCTGGGCGTGCGCCTGGGTGACGACATCCTGTTGAACGTGCGTGAAGCCGGTCAGGACCAGGACGGCAAGACCTACTTCACCTACCACACCGTCGGCGGCAAGCTCAAATCCCTGGAGGAGGCGAAGCTGAAGATGGGCGACAAGGCACTGACCACCTTGGAACTGTCCTGCCGCACCTACAACCGCCTGGAAAACGGCATCCCGGTGATCGACATCGACGTGCGCACCCAGAAGTTCGTGCTCAACGGCGTCGACATCCTCGGCGACGCCCGTCGCGCCGTACTGATGCCTTAAGAGAAACCATGACCTGAAGTGGGCACGATCAAATGTGGGAGCCGGGCTTGCCCGCGATGCAGGCGACTCGGTGTATCAGATGTACCGAGTCGCCTGCCATCGCAGGCAAGCCAGCTCCCACATTGATCGCGTCCGTCTTCAACGCGTTTTTCAACCCCGTTTGACCAAGGAAGTGCCCCATGGCCTGGATGCCCCCGCTGCACCTTCTGCTCTCGCCGATCACCGCCGACACCGGCGCGACGATCGAGCAGATTCAACTCAAGCCACTGTTCTACGCCGCGCAAAAAGACGCGCTGGCCCGGGCCGGTGATGACGAGGACGACCAGTTCTTCGAACTGGCGAAACTCGCCACTGGCCTGTCGGAAAAAGAACTGGACCAACTCAAGCGCCCGGACTACGTGAGCATTGCGCAGTACGTGCATGAAATGTCGACGCTCCCGGCGTCGTTCTTCCTGAAAACACGCGAAGACGCGACCCACGACCAGCCTGTTCACCTGCTGCTGCCCCTCGACGCCGTCGGTCGTAGCCTGACCGAGCTGTCCCTGGAAATGCCCGCTTTGCGCGCCACCAAAGTGATGAAAAAACTCGCCACCAACAAAGAGCGCGCCGAGTTCATCACCGCACACTGCACTGGCCTGATGATCCCTGATCTCGCTGGCCTGACTGTGCCCGACTGGACGGAACTGCAGGAGCGCATCGACGATTTTTTAAATCAACCGGCGGACTTCTTTCGGAGCGCGACATCGAAGTGATCCTCGATGTAGTGCCACTGATCTACTCGGTCAATGAGGCGGAGATCCTCGACTGGGACGCCGGCAAAGCATTGCGTCGCTACGACATCGCGATCACTCGCCTTGGCGTTAAACAGGAGTAAGCGGGATGCAAGAGACTCAATTTGGGATGAGGCTCGCCCAGGAAGACAAACGCTGGCTGCTGGGCGACGCGGACCTCGGCAGTGTGTTGGCGCCGTTTGATGCGGGCCTTGCCGCGCCAGTGAGCCTGGACGCCGCGCCGCAACCCCAACAGGACCCGCAGTCGGTGCTCACCTCGGCACTGGTGACCGTCAGCGTGGACATCAACGCCCTGACGCTGGAGCAAGTACACCTGCGCGAGGCGTTGGAAACGCTCACCAGCACGTTGTTCATTACCGGTAATACGCTGGCAACCAAGACGGTTGATGTCACTGGCGAACCTGCCAAAAGCCCGCCAAAAGAACCTGCTCCAGCTCCGGCCTCCTGGGTGGATAAGGGCCTACAAGGCGCAACGGATGCCGGTAAGTTCGTCGGCAAAGAACTGCTCACCAGCTTGTGGGATAAGGCCAAGGAAAGGGTTTCGGACAAGGCGCTTGATGCCGTGGCTGACAAGTTTCCAACCGCTGCCAAGTGGCTCAAGAAGGACGATAAGGGCAAGGACGGCAAGGCTGACAAAGAGTGCTGTTGTACGGGAGCACTGCCTGCCGAGATCCGTGGCCCGCTTGGTACCGCGACAGCTCAGTTGCCTGAGAGTGTGGGTGAAACCGCCAGGGAGAAGGACAAGAGCAAAGGCAAAAGCAAAAGCCCCAAAGGTCAATCGAAGGGGCCGCGCGGCAGGCGTTACAAGACCCGCCAGGCAACATCACGGGCGATCAAATCCAGCGTCGTCAGAAAGCAGACGGAGCTGAAGTCGCAACGTACTGCCACCTCAACCCCTATCACGCCCCCGCTCAATGTCATGGGGCAGCCGCAGCAGCAGTTCGACAGCAAACTGGCGAGCAACGGCTCGACCCCTCTTCCCGGCAATTCGTTTGCCACCTCCGCAGCACCTCCGGCAGCCCGCCCCGCAGCCCGTCGCGCAACCAAGGGCCTGGCGACAGGACTGTCGGGCGCATTAGCCAAACTGGAGTCGGCCGGTGCTCGTCGCCTCGGCCCGATGAAGTACGTCGACACAGCCATGGATGTCGTGCAGGGCGTACGCAACGGTGACGCCAAAGCTGTCGGCGCCGGCCTCAGTACTGCCGGTGGCGCCTGGGCGGGAGCGTCTGCCGGGGCGGCCATCGGCACGATGATATTCCCCGGCGTCGGCACAGCGGTCGGCGGCGCAATCGGTGGGTTGCTCGGCAGTGAGGCTGGCAGTTGGCTCGGTGACAAGCTGTTCGGTTCGAGTGATCGTCTGCCTGCGCCTGCAGATGTCAGTAAAAACCTGAACAACGCCCAAGCCGACAACCGCCAAATCAACTTCGCCCCGCAAATCACCATCAACGCACCGGAGCAGGCGAGCTATCAACAGCTGGCGGAGTTGGTGGTGCAACAGATCGAAGCGCAATTTTCGCCGCTGTCGATGGACGACCTTCTGGGGTCGCGACGGGATGCGGCACTGACCGATATGGGAGGGGTGTGATGCGACAACAGATGGCATTGGGCACGTTTATTTTCGGGCTGTCCCGTGGGTTCGCCTACGACACCCTGGACCGCGCCAGCAGTGGCGGCTGGGTCGGGTTGCCTATCGTTGCGGGTAAACCCAAGTCCAGCCAGGTCGGGCAGGGGCTCGAAACGCTGACCTTCGGCGGCAAGGCCGCACGCGCGACGGGTATGGCGCGGCTGGATGAGTTGCGTGTGCTGCAAGACCTGCGTGCACCGTTGCCCCTGGTTGATGGCGTCGGTCTCAGTTGGGGGCTGTGGACCATCAAGTCGGTGAGCGAAAAGCAATCCAACGTGATCGACGATGGCACCGCCATGGTGATCAATTGGTCGCTGGTATTGGAGGAGTTCGTCAATGCGTAGGGTCCGAAGTATTGCCGGTGATTCGGTGAACCTGTTGCTGTATCGCGAACTCGGTCGCTGTGACGACGCCGCCGAGGAAATGCTGTGGTTGTTGAATCCGACGTTGGCCGAGCAGGGCGCAGTATTGCCGGCGGGCGTCAGTGTGATCGTGCCTGAACTGGATAGACAGCCCATCGCGAAAAAACCGGTTTCGGCCTGGGATTAAGGAGCAACCATGACACTTGGATATACGCCAGTGGTGGAGATCTACGGGGCCAATGCCACGTTGCTCAACGAGCGGCTATTGGAGTGGGAACACACCGATGCGGCTGGTTTCGTCTCGGATCATCTCAAGTTGACCCTCGATATCGAAGGCCTCGAAGGGCTGCCCGACTTGGGTGGGAAAATCGGCTTGCGCGTCGGCTATCTGGAATCCGGCCTTGTGGACAAAGGGCAGTTCAAGATCACCAAGCGCACGCCGTCGCTATTCCCGATGCGGCTGGTACTGGAAGCCACGGCGGCACCGTTTGATCAGGACGGGTTCAAACAACGCCGCACCGCCAGTCACGGGCCGATCACCCTGGGTGCACTGTTCCGTCTATTGACGACGCGCTACGGTTATTCACCCCGGGTGGCGCCTGACCTGGAGGGCAAGCAGATCCCGCACATCGACCAGACGAACGAAAGCGACATGGCCTTCCTGACGCGTTTGGCCAGGCGTTTCGACGCAGTGGCCAAACCTGTCGACGAACTCTATGTGCTGGGCCGAAAAGGTCAGCTCACCTCGCTGTCGGGCAAGACCCTGCCGGACGTGCGACTGTCGCTCACGCGCGACAATCGGCCGGGAGATCGCGCGTTTATCAGCGCCAAGCTGACCGATGCCAGTCGTGCGAAATACTCCGGTGCGCAAGCGTCCTGGTGGGATGGAGCGGCCGGTAAAAAACGCGTTGTGCAGGTCGGTATCGAGCCCTTCAAAGAGGTCTCGCAGCGTTACCAGAATGAGGCCGAAGCTCGTTCTGCTGCTGAGGGAGAGATGCGCAGAGTCGGGCGTGAAGGGCTGCGGGTCGATGTGATTTGCCCCGGAGATCCGTCATTCGCCGCTGAAGGTCTGTTGCTGTTGGATGAGTCATGGCCAGGCTTCATGCAGGGGCGTTGGTCGATCAATACCGTGATCGCCAGTGGTAAGCGCAAAGACAGCTATCGATGCACGATCAACGCGAGTGGTTTGTCCCCGGCAGAATAACCCGAGCGGTTGATGCCCCTTTCAGGCGTGGTCGAATACTCGGTACTTCGTCTCAAGGAGTGAGTCTTTATGCAAACGTCACAGCTTCAGGCGATCATGACCAACGCCGGCTCACGAGCCGGCGTTTTTATATCGGCTTTAAACGCCGCTATGGAGCGTCATCAGATCACTACCTCCAAGCGCATCGCGGCGTTTCTCGCCCAAGTCGGCCACGAATCCGGCCAACTGCGCTACGTACGCGAACTGGGCAGCGAGCAATACCTGAGCAAGTACGACACCGGCACCTTGGCTGCCCGCCTGGGCAACACGCCCGAGGCGGATGGCGATGGCCAGAAGTATCGCGGCCGGGGGCTGATCCAGATTAGCGGTCGACGTAACTATCTGGCTTGCAGCCAGGCACTGTTCGGCGACGATCGCCTGCTGCAACAACCTGAACTGCTGGAACAGCCGCAGTGGGCGTGTGATTCCGCCGCCTGGTTCTGGCAGAGCAATGGCTTGAACGAACTGGCCGACCAAGGTCAGTTCACCACCATAACCCGGCGTATCAATGGTGGACTCAATGGTATGGAGGACCGTTTGCGGTTGTGGGCCCGGGCGAAGTCAGTGTTATGCGTGACTTAACCGTCATGCGTTCCTGCTGATGGCGGTTGTACACACCGTCGCGCAGTAACCTGTTGATGCACGCTGTAACTTGCATGGCCGATACGCTCCTGTAGGGTAGGCGAACCCCCCCGCCCATTCCTGGAGACGACCGTGAAGGAAATCACTCAACTGGCTGCTGAACTGGGCCGTCGCTTGCAAGTGCTCAATGCTCACGTCACCACCGCCGAGTCCTGCACCGGTGGCGGTATTGCCGAAGCCATCACGCGCATACCGGGCAGTTCGGCCTGGTTCGAGGCGGGGTATGTCACCTATTCCAATCGACAGAAGACCCGGCAGTTGAATGTGCCGGAAGACCTGTTCCGCAAAGTAGGTGCCGTCAGTCAGGAAGTGGTGGCGGCGATGGTCCGTGGCGCACAGGAAAAAAGCCTGGCGCGCTTTGCCGTGGCGGTCAGCGGGGTGGCGGGGCCGGATGGCGGGTCGCCGGACAAACCGGTGGGCACCGTATGGCTGGCGTTTGGCGTGGGTGACGAGGTCACGGCTGAGCTGGAGCACTTCACCGGTAACCGGGATGAGGTCCGCCGACAAACGGTAAAGGCCGCGCTGGAGGGCTTGATGCGACGAGCTGCAGCAGAAATAGAAAATCAGGGGTAGGCGATCTCGGATCTTTGTGGAAC